ATGGACAAGCAGCAGGTACTCAGCCGCCTCAAGCCGCTGGTGGGCAACAACCGCCAGTGGGAAGCATTCAATAGTTATATAGACCTAGCTATTGAGCAGCATCAAAAGGTGCTAGAACAATCAGATGATACAATAATGATGCACCGTCAGCAAGGTGCTATCACAGCTTTACGTAAACTTAAATATCTGCGGGATGAAGTAAATGGCATTGAAAAAACAAATGGAACTGTTTGAGCCTGTAGAAGGTGCGTTTGATGAAGGTGGCCTTATGGATGAGGGTGGTTCAATTGACCCTGTGTCTGGCAATGATGTACCAGTAGGGTCTACGCAAGAAGAAGTACGTGACGATATTCCTGCACAGCTAAGTGAAGGTGAGTTTGTTTTACCTGCAGATGTAGTACGTTATCATGGTTTAGAAAAAATTATGGAGTTACGTGACGAAGCTAAAGCGGGTCTTCAGAAAATGGAAGCAATGGGTCAGATGGGCAATTCAGAAGAAGCTACCTTGCCTGATGATGTTCCATTTAGCATGGATGATTTAGAGTTAGAAGATGATGGTATTGCTGAATATCAAATTGGTGGATTTGTACCACCACCAAACATAGGCTTTCAACAATCTCAGTTTGCTAATTATCAGCCACAAATTTCACAACCTGTAGTACAGCCATCTACTGTACCAACGTATCAAACACCAACACAACAATTTACTCCTACACAAACTAGCCCTATTCCTAGCTTTGCTACATTTACTCAACCTAAATCTGTAACATACTATCACGCAGATGGACGTACTATACAAATTCCTGTAGATGCTAATGGTAATCCATTAATACCTGTTCCTGCAGGTTTTTCTGCAACTAAACCTACTGCAGATGCTCCTGTAACAGCACCAACAACAACAAAAACTCAAGCACCTGTTCAACAACAAGAAGATAGTGGGCCATCTATTGAGCAACAACGAAGTGCGCAAGAATATAAAAATACAGTAAATCAACGCACAAAAGCAGCAGAAAATTTAGGATTTACTAAAAAACAAAGTACTGTAGAATATGCTGCTAGTCTTATACCGGGTGCTAATTTATTAATGGATAATCCTACAGCAGGTACTATACTATTAGATGGAACTATTGCTGATGGTAACGGTAATAGTTTTGACCCACGCACAGGAGACCAAGTTGGTTTTACAGGTGGTTTAGTAGGAAATATTTTAGGTAAAACAGGGCTTCGTGGCGAACCTGAACCAGTTAAATTTGCTCAAAATATAGAAGATATGAAAAAAGGCATAGGTGTAAGTGATGCAGAAAGAGCAGATGCTGATTTAGCTTTTGAAAGACTTTCAGATGTTTTACCAGAAGAAGCGTTACCTACAACAAAAGTAGAAACAGCGCAAGTAACAAAAGAAGGTCAAACTGCTGCAGAAGCTGCTAGAATTGACCGTGAAGAACGAGGTGAGTTTGACCCTGAAGAAATTGATAATACACCAGAAATTACCAGTGAAATAAAAGGACGCACAACAATACCTGCTGATTTTGCTGATACCACACGTACTCGTGCATCTACACCTGTAGCTGCTGATGAATTTGTAGATACACAAACAAAAGATGCTTTTGATATAGAACAATTTGAACGGGGCTTTGAACCTACAGGTAAAAGAACACCTTCAGACCCAACAGAGTTTAGCGCACCTAGTCGTGCAGAAGCAACACAAAGGAGACAAGACGCTACTGCTGCACAAGCACAAGCAGCCGCAGGAGCAAGGAGAGAAGCGCAGCCTACACGAACAGAATCTCTTGAATCACGAAATGACTATCAAAACAATGTTTCAAAGTATGAAAGTAGAGGATATAGTTCTTCTGCTGCTCGTTCTGCTGCAAGAAATAAAACACGAGCAGATGATGAGGCTCGTGCAAATACAGGAAATCCAAAATCTACTGCTGTAACAAGTAGTAGTGGTAAAGCTGTTCGCAGTTCTTCTGGAGCAGTAGTTACTAATACACCTCCTGAAGATGATAGTGGCAGTCAAAAGTCTATTGTTTGTACTGAAATGTATCGTCAAACTCAATTAGATGATTGGGCAAAGGCAATGAAAATTTGGAATGTATATCAAAAGAAACACTTGACACCAGCACATGAAATAGGGTATCATTGGTTATTCAAACCATATGTACGTGGTATGAAAAATAGTAATGTGCTTACTCAACTTGGCGCATACCTAGCAAAAGAACGTACAAAACATCTTAAATATATAATGACTAAAGGCCGTGCTAAGGATAGTTTAGTAGGTAACATATGGTGTAGAATTATCCATCCTATTGTATATATAGCAGGAAGAATTAAAAATGGCTGAAACAGTTGAAGAATTAAAACAAGAAATGGCAGACCGCTACAATAATCTATCTAATGATGAAAAAGATATTATAGGTAGCATGGTAGGCACAGAAGAATTAAGAGTTTTAGGTAAAGTGCTTGGTCCTGAAATATCAAGGATTGCAGACTTATCTGCTATCAAAACAACATCTAAACCTAAAAAACGTGGACTAGGAACACGATAATATCCTAGATAACTCAATGGCTACCTAACCCCCCAACACTGGCTACGGTTAGCCCCAAAGGAGAAAACAATGGCTGAAGCGGCTATTATGGCAGAGGAAATGCAACCAGAAAAAAAAGTTGCATTTGCAAATCGTAAATATACAAACGAAGAAAAACGTCAACGTGAAGAAGCAGAATTAGAACAGCTTATAAAAGAAAACGCAGGTGAAACAGAACATCCTGAACAAAAAGAAGAACAAGAAGCTGAACCTACAAATGCAGAAGAGAAAACATTTAAGAAGCGTTACTCTGATTTGCGTAGACACCAGCAAAAACAAGCTGAAGAATTAAAAAAGGAAATAGAAAGTTTAAAAACTCAACTTTCTGCTGCTGCACAAAAAGAAATGAAACTACCTAAGTCTGATGAAGACATAGAGCAGTGGGCAGCAGAATATCCTGAAGTAGCTAAAATTGTTGAAACTATTGCTATGAAAAAAGCTCGTGAGCAAAATGCTGTTCTTGAACAGCGTATGAAAGCAATTGATGATATGCAACAGTCTGCTACTAAAGAAAAAGCTGAAGCAGAGTTGATGCGGTTGCATCCAGATTTTGATGAAATTCGGGACAGTGATGATTTTCATATGTGGGCTGACGAACAGCCTAAGTGGGTACAAGATGCACTGTATGAAAATGATAGTGATGCAAGGTCAGCAGCACGGGCTATTGACTTATATAAAGTAGATAGAGGAATAACAAGTGAGAAGAAATCTAAAAAGAATAAAGGTGCTGCTGAAGTTGTTTCAACGAAACGTGAACGAAACACACCTCAAGCAGACGAAACTTCCACTTATTTAAAAGAGTCTCAAGTTCAGGCAATGTCACCACAAGAATATGAAAAGCATTCTGATGAAATAATGGAAGCTATTCGTAGTGGTAAGTTTGTCTATGATGTATCTGGCTCTGCTAGATAAATAAAAAAAGTGTTGACAAATAGTTATATTTATGTATAACTATAGTTAATCAAGAGTGTACGTTAAGCGCATAATGTACACTCAAAATGCAAACACACAGTTTTACGGATTACCTGAAGAGTTTGGCCTGACCCGTACAGTCACACCCAAGCAACGCAGCCTCTAATAGCTTACGTTTGTATCTGTTTACATAAAAACTACCAAATAAGGAGATGGTACTATGGCGTTTACAACCGCTAGTGGGTACGGTAATCTTCCTAACGGTAATTTTTCGCCTATCATTTACAGCAAACAGGTGCAACTTGCTTTCCGCAAGGCTGCTGTTGCTGAGGCAATCACCAATAACGACTACTTTGGTGAAATTGCACAGATGGGTGATTCCGTTAAGATTATCAAAGAACCCGAAATTACCGTCAAGGCTTATGCACGTGGTACAACAATCACACCGCAAGACCTTGATGATGAAGATTTCAACCTTACCATTGACAAAGCTAACTACTTTGCATTTAAGGTTGATGACATTGAAGAGGCACACAGCCACGTAAACTTCCAGCAACTGGCAAGTGACCGTGCTGCGTACCGTTTGGCTGACCAGTTTGACCAAGACGTTCTTGGTTACATGAGTGGCTTTAAACAGTCTGCAATTCATGGTGTAGCAGATACTGCTAATACAACCGTAAATGGTTCAAAAGCAGTTTCTACTGCAGGTTCTAATGAATTGTTGGCTGAAATGCAAGTTGATGCTAATGACTTTGGTGGCTCTGCCAACAACGGTATTGGTATTCAGCCACGCTTACCGGGTGCATCTGCTGTACCGGGGTCAGGCAATGCTAACCCAACCATGATTATTGCTCGTATGGCTCGTAAGCTAGACCAGCAAAATGTGGATACTCAAGGCCGTTGGCTTGTAATTAACCCTGTATTCCTAGAAATCTTGAAGGATGAAGATTCTAAACTTCTGAACCAAGACTATGGTGAGTCAGGTGGACTTCGCAACGGACTTGTTGTTAATAACTTGCACGGTTTCCAAGTGTATGTTTCTAACAACCTTCCTGAGATTGGAACAGGTTCTGCCACTACTGGTGGTACTAACTCATCCAACTTTGGTGTGATTGTTGGTGGACATTCATCTGCCGTTGCTACTGCAGAGCAAATTAACAAGACAGAAACATACCGTGACCCTGACAGCTTCGCTGACATTGTTCGTGGTATGCACCTTTACGGACGTAAGATTCTTCGTCCAGAGGCTCTTGTTAACGCTCGTTTCTGTTTAGTGTAAGGGAGGATTGAACTATGGCTACAATTACTGCTACTCTTGCTCCTGCACACGGAAACTCTGCCCGTGGTAGACAGCCTTACTATGTGCAACAAACTATTGACCTAACGGCTAATAGTATTGCTCCCGGTGATGTTGTTCAAGCACTTACTATTCCAGCCAATACTAAAATAATTGCTGCTGGTCTTCAGGTTGTAACTAGTGCTACCATGAACGCATCTACAGATGCTACTGCTATCCTTGGAACTGGTGCTGACGATAATGAATACGTTGCAGCTTTTGACATTGATGGCGCAGCAGACGGTGCTTACGCTCCTAGTGCTACTGTTGCTGATGACGTTGTTCTCACTTCAGCAGATACTTTGGATGTAACACTAGCTGGTTCTGGTGCTTCTTTCACCGCAGGTAAGTTGCGTGTCTACGCAAGTTTACTAGATGTTAGCGACATTGGCTCAATGACTGCCGATGAAGTTGACCGTGATACACTCGCATAACTAAGTTGAGGGGGCAGGGCAACTTGCCCCTTCTTATTCTTTAAGGATTTAGTATGGCATACGATTACTTAGGACTTACAAACGAAGTGCTTGCTAGAATGAATGAGGTAGAATTAACTACCTCTAATTTTGTGTCTGGCGCACGTGGTTTTCAAGTTCAATGTAAGAACGCAGTAAACGATGCTGTTAATTATATTAATCAACGTGAATTTGGTTGGCCCTTTTCACATGCTACAAAAACAGAAACATTAGTAGTAGACCAAACACGATATACAATTCCTACTGATGCAACGCATGTTGATTATGAAACATTTAGAATATCAAAAGATAATACATTAGGTGTAGCAGGTACAACACTACGAGTTCTTGACTATAAAGAATATGTAGACAGATTTATTGACCAAGAAACTACATCGGATGTAGGTGGTGTGCCTATATTTGTATTTCGTACACCAGATAATAATTATGGTTTATATCCATATCCCGATAAAGCGTATACTTTAAAGTACGAACATTTTAATAAACCTACAGCCTTATCTGCAGCAACAGATGCACCTACAGTTCCAGAACAATTTCGTCAAGTTATTGCAGATGGTGCTACAGCGTATGCTTATCAATATAGGGGTGAAGCACAGCAGTATGGTATTAACTTCTCAAGATTTGAAGAAGGTATAAAACATATGCAATCTATATTATTAAATAGAACAGATTATGTAAGGTCAACTTTCATACCGCACTCACAGAGATACGGCATTAACATAGCAGCATTTTAGGTGATACATGGCAGACGAATCAGGACTTAGCCCATTTGTCTTTGCCTGTTCTGGAGGATTGGTACTAGACCTATCTACCTTTGATATGCAACCGGGTATGGCACTTGAGTTGCAAAACTTTGAGCCAGACATTAAAGGTGGATACAGACGTATTTCTGGCTACGCAAAGTGGAATAGTAATATTGTACCACAGGATGCTAGTGCTAGTGAAAAGGTACTAATGTCTGCTTATTTTAAGGGTAAGGTTATTGCTGCTCGTGGAACTAAAATACACGAAGGTGGCAAGACAGGTAGTTGGACACAAATTGATACAGGTAGAACAAGTGCTGGTAAATATACACACTTTCGTTACAACTTGGCTGGCACAGAATTTATTGTGTGGGCCGATGGTGCAAATCATGCGACCAAGTATGATGGCAGCACTGTTACTGACCTTAACGCAACAGGCGCACCAACTAATCCAAAGTTTGTAGTAGGATTTAAAGACGCACTATTTTTTGCTGGTATGTCTAGTACACCACAGGCGATAACATTTACTGCACCTTTTACAGATAATGATTTTAGTACAGCTAACGGTGCAGGTACAATAAATGTAGACAGTAATATTACAGGACTGTTTCCGTTTCGTGACCAACTGTTTATATTTTGTGAAGAACGTATATTTAAATTAGTTGGCAATACCATAGCAGATTTTCAAGTGTTGCCTGTTACACGTGAAATAGGTTGTGTTAACGGACATACTATTCAGGAAGTCGGTGGTGACATTATCTTCCTTGGTCCAGATGGATTGCGTACTGTTGCTGGTACAGAAAAGATTGGTGACGTTGAACTTGGTACAATTAGCCGACAGGTGCAGCCAAGGTTTGAAGGACTAACTGATGTTGATGAATTTGATAGTGTAGTTCTACCAGATAAAACACAGTATCGTATATTCTTTTCTAATGCAAATACGACACGTGCTAATACAACAGGTGTTATAGCAGTTAGAAAACAAGCATACGAGTTTGCAGACATTCGTGGTATAAGACCAAGCAGTACAGATTTTATTGTTGATGAAGGTGAGTCAATAGTATTACATGGCGAATATGATGGATTTGTATATCGTCAAGAAAATGGTAATGACTTTGATGGCAACACCATTACAGGTAAGTATAGGTCTCCTGACTTATCACTAGGTGATGCAGGTATTCGTAAAAACTTTCAGCGTATAATTATTAACTATGCACCTGAAGCCGCAGTTAACGCAGACCTGTTTGTAAGATATGACTATGAGTCACCACAAGTACCACGTCCTGCTGCATATCCGTTTGATACTGCCACTGTTGTGGCTGTTTATGGTACATCAGTATATGGAACAGCGACATACGGTGGACAGTCAAACCCACTGGTCAGGCAACCGATTGAAGGTTCGGGATTTGCTGTAGCACTAAGAGTTAATGATAGGGGTGTATCAGCCCCATATTCGCTGAAGGGTTTTCAGCTAGAATTTGATGTAGGAGCAAGACGTTAATGGCAGGTTTTACCAGACAGTCCTCATTTACTGATGGCGATATTATTAATGCTGCCGACAGTAATGATGAGTTTAACCAACTTGTAAATGCTTTTGCAAACACTTCAGGCCATAAACATGATGGCACTGCAGCAGAAGGTCCAGTTATTGGTTTAATTGGAGACCCCGGTGTAGCTACGCCTATTAACAAAGTTGTAGTTGATGATACCAATAATCGCATTGGTGTTTTTGTTGATGTGTCTGGCTCTACAACTGAGCAGGTTAGATTTCAAGATGGTGCTATTGTACCTGTAACTGATAACGATATTGACCTTGGTACAAGTAGCCTTGAGTTTAAAGATTTACATTTAGATGGCACTGCCAACATTGATAGTTTGGTAGCTGATACTGCTGACATTAACGGTGGTACTGCAGACAATGTTGTAATTGGTGGTAGCACTGCTGCTGCTATTACAGGCACTACTCTTGTAGCAAATACAAGTTTGAATATTGCAGGTGATGGTGCAACAGTTACAGGCATTAAAGATGAAGACAATATGGCTTCTAATAGTGCTACTAAACTGGCTACACAACAATCTATTAAAGCATACGTAGATGCACAGCTAACTGCAGCAGATTTAGATTTTGAAGCAGACAGCGGTGGCGCATTATCTATTGACCTTGATAGTGAAACACTTACCTTTACTGGTGGTACAGGTATTGACACTAGCGGTTCTGGTAACGCTGTCACATTTGCTATTGATAGCACTGTTGCAACCCTCACAGGTTCTCAAACACTTACTAACAAAACACTTACAACACCAATTATTGCAGAGATTGATAACGCCTCAGACATTACATTAGATGCTGGCGGTGATATTATTCTTGATGCAGATGGTGCAAATATTATATTTAAAGATGCTGGTACGTCTATATTAGATATTGCAAACAACTCATCTGATGTAGAACTTACCGTAAGCACAGCAGATAAGAACTTTGCTATTAAAGGTACAGATGGTTCATCTGCAATTACTGCACTTGACATTGACATGGCTCTTGCAGGTAAAGCCACTTTTAGTGGTGATGTTGTAGTTACAGGAGACCTGACTGTAACTGGTGATGATATTACTATGGGTACAAATACCTCTGGTCATATCATGGTAGCTGATGGCACAAACTTTAACCCTGTAGCAGTATCTGGTGATGTAACAATAAATAGTGCTGGTGCAGTAACTATTGCTAATGATGCTGTTGAAACAGCGATGGTTAATGCCAATGTCATCACAGGGCAAACACAAGAAACTACAGTAGATACAACAAACGATTTACTTTTATTCTTTGATAACTCAGCATCTGCTTTAAGAAAAATACCTGTTACTAATTTGGTATCATCTGTAGGTGGTTTGTCTGATGTAGTCGCTGATACATCCCCACAGCTTGGTGGAGACTTAGATGTTAATGGGCAGGATATTGTATCAACATCTAATGGTAACATTGACATTTTGCCAAACGGTTCTGGTGTAGTAAACCTTGATGGTAATGGCTCATCAGGTGGTGTGTCTATATCTGATGGTCTTATTGATATACGTACAGGCACAGGCAGTGTAGCAAAAGTAAATTTTTATTGTGAGTCTAGTAATGCACATGCACAGACACTGCAAGCACAACCTCACTCTGCTGGTGTAACAAACACACTGACTCTACCTGCTGGGGGTAATCAGGAGATTGTAGGTACAACAGCAACACAAACACTAACTAACAAAACACTGACTACACCTACCATTGACCTGTCAGGTGTTACATCTTCAGGTGACTTGCCTGTAGCTGCGGGTGGTACAGGAGCAAGCAGTGCATCTGCAGCACGTACCAATCTTGGTCTAGCTATTGGTAGTGATGTACAGGCATATGATGCACAACTTGCAGATGTAGCTGGATTAGCTGTTACTGACGGTGGATTTATTGTAGGTGATGGTTCTAACTTTGTTTTAGAAACAGGTGCTACTGCACGTACATCACTTGGTCTGGGTACAGCAGCCGTTGCAAACACAGGTACATCAGCAAGTAATGTAGTTGTTTTAGATGGGTCAGCTAGACTACCAGCAGTTGATGGCTCACAGCTTACTAACCTTCCAGCAACAGGTGCTACAGCAGGTTTTGCAGTGGCTATGGCGATTGCACTTTAGTGCTTGACAAATAAACATAAATATGGTATAATTAAGTAACTCGTATTCAGGAGAAATCATGGCACAGGATTTTGAAAGAAACATTGCAAGGAATGTAGGCACAGCCGCAGTAACTATGCGTACAGCTAATTCCGATGATGCTCTTATAGGTATCAACATTGCTAATGTTACAACTTCCCAAATCAACATGGATGTGTTTATTAACGATGGGTCTAATGACTATTACATTGTTAAGGATGCACCTATACCTGTAGGGTCAGCCTTGCAGGTGCTTGATGGTGGGGCAAAGGTTGTGATGCAAAACAATGATGTACTAAAGGTACAGTCTGATACCGCAAGCAGCGCAGATGTTTGGGTCTCTGTAGTTGACACCATCAGTTCATAAGGAATAGCCCATGCC